CCACTTGGTTTTGGTGCTCATCATTTTGGCGTAGAAGATTTTGGTGATGCTCGTTCACAGTCAGGTTTATCTTTTGATACCACAACTTTTTCTTTTGATAACTTTGGTGAAATATTATTATTCTGTTCGCCCTCTGATGGCAAAATATATGAGTGGAATCCTAATGCCCCAGCAACGATAGCAAGTGTCGTTACAGGAGCACCAACAAACTGTGAAGGTGTGTTAGTTACAAATGAAAGGCATGTTGTGGCCCTAGGAGCAGGTGGCGATCCTAGAAAGATTGCTTGGTCATCAAGAGAAACACTAAACACTTGGACAGCTTCAGCCACTAACACAGCAGGTGATTTACAAGTACCAACAGGCGGTAGAATTGTTGCTGGCATTAAATATCAAACAGACATTATTATTTATACCGATACTGGTATAGCTAGAATGTATTATACTGGCTCTCCTTTTATTTATGGTATTCAAGATGCTGGCACAAACTGTAAAGCTATCAGCCCTAGAACAATTATTTCTGCTGGTTCTTTTCTAGCCTGGATGGGTGAAAACTCATTTTTTATATACAACGGTGCAATAAAAGAAATTAAATCAGATGTGCATGATTTTATATATGACAATATAAATTACACTTATAGACCTACTTCCTGTGGTGGACACAATTCTAATTACAATGAAATGTGGTTTTTCTTTCCAACAGGCGTAAGTCTTGTGCCAAATAAATATGTTATTTGGAATTACATTGATAATGTTTGGTCTATTGGTTCTATGGATAGATCCTGTTGGATAGATCAGGGTGTGTTTAATTTACCGATTGCTTGCGATAGTCTTGGTAATGTTTTTGAACATGAAAGCGATGTTGCTTTAAACAACTCTGAGAATGTTGGTATTCAAGTACCCTTTTGTGAAACAGCACCAATGGAAATTGCTCAAGGCAGTAATTTAGTACAATGCAATCAAATTCTTCCAGATGAAGATGCTAATACTTTACCAGGTGTTACTATTAGTTTTAGAGGCAGGTTTAACCCATTAGGTGCAGAAACAAACTTTGGTAATTTTAATTTTGATGCAGATGGATATACTGATGCTAGGTTCACAGCCAGACAAGTACAAATGAAAGTTACAGGTGATGGTTCACAACCATTCCAAGTTGGTAATATACGATTAGATGTCAAAAAGAGAGGTAAAAGATAATGGCTAGAAGGTCTTTACAAAAACCATCTGGAAATTTTGATATTGATTACCAAAATTATTTAGTCTCTGAAATAGAATACCGAGATGGTTTGTCTTTTAAGAAAGGTGAGCGAATAGAAGTGGGTGGAGGCGATTTAACAGAATTAGTATTAGTAAGTCCAAATGGAACAAAATATAAAATTAGTGTCGCAAATGACGGAACTCTCTCAGCCACAGCAACAATCTAAAATATTAGAGCCGTGGGAGATAGAGTGGCAAAGGTGTAAACCTTGGATTGAAAAAGCGGTCAAACACCAAGATATGTATAGTATCGAGGATGTAGAAGAACAAATTAGTAAGGGCATTTTTGCTTTATGGCCTGGCAAAAATAGTGCTATAATAACGGAGATAGTTGTCTTTCCCCAGATTAAGACACTTAACATACTGTTCTGCGGGGGAGATTATTCAGAACTACAATCAATAGTAGATACCTCTATTGAACAGTTTGCCAAACAATTAGGAATTAAACGCCTCTACGGTGGAGGCAGGAAAGGATGGCTTAGAAAGCTAAAAGGCAAAGGCTGGAAAAGCGAATATTTAATAAGTAAAGAATTATGAGCAAAGGAAAATCAACAACAACAACAACCACTGATCCAGCAATCGCAGCAATGCAAACAGACCTATATAATAGAGCTAAAGGCATTGCAGCTTTACCTTTTACACCCTACACAGGGCCAAGGGTTGCAGGATTTAATCCAGATCAACTAGCTGGCTTTGATGCAACTAGAAATATGTTTGGTCAATCAATGGCTTTAGACCCAAGAGGTCAATTAGCTGGTATGGGCCAAGCACCATTAGATATAAACTCTTTTTATAATCCATTCCAAGAACAAGTTATAGATAATGCTATGGCTGATTTGAACAGAGGCAGACAATTACAAATACAATCAGACCAAGATGCAGCTATCGGCAGAGGTGCTTTTGGTGGATCTCGTTCAGCAGTCTTAGAAGCAGAAACAAATAGAAACTTTGCTGATAGAGCAGGCAATATTGCAGCTAATTTAAGACAACAAGGTTTTGATAGTTCTGTTGCTAATGCTATGGCAGACAGAAACTTTCGTTCTGCCATCAATCAAGGATTGCTTGGCGACCAATACAGAAACTTAGGCTTATTATCTAATATTGGTTTACAACAACAAGGCTTACAACAAGGAGCTATGGATGCAGGTTATCAAGAGTTCTTGAGAGCTATTGGTTTTCCAGCACAACAACTTGGTTTACTAGCTCAAGGTGTTAGTGCATTGCCTAATCAGCAATCAACAACACAAAAAAGCAGTGGAGGAGGTATTGCTGATTTAGGTGCTGGTTTAGGTGGTATAGGTCAGTTTATTAGTGCTCTTTCTGATTCAAGACTAAAAGAAAATATTAATTTTATCGGTAAGTCTAAAGGACATAATGTTTACACTTGGGATTGGAATGAAAAAGGAAAATCTATCGGAGCTTCTAAGTTCCCAACTGTAGGTGTTATAGCTCAAGAAGTTGCACATATTCCTGAAGCGGTAACAGTTGATGAGCATGGTTATTTAATGGTTAATTACGGTAAATTATAATGGCAATAAATAGTTATAGTTTTGGCTTATTACAGCCCAATCAAGCGTTAAGTGAACAAGATAAACTTCTTTCTGATATTGATAGCGCCTTGTCTGCTCTTTCTAATATTCAAAACTCTCCTGTTAATGTTCCTAATTACACAAACTTTGGAAATAAACTTTCTACGTTAGGAGGATTTGGAGATCAACCAGGTGAATTATTAAATCAAGAACAATTAGCAAAAATGACTCAAGACCAAATAAATGCTTACGACCAAGAAAGAAAGAGAGCAAGAACACAAGGTATCGCAGAATTATTAATGCGTGTTGGTGATGCTTTTCAAGGAAGAGATGCTACTGGATTAGCACTTCAAAGAAAACAAGCAAGGGATTCTGTCGCAGTTTCCGATGCTTATATACAAGCAATAAAAAATGCAGAACTAGCAGGTGATTTTGCAAAAGCGAATCTGTTAAGAAGTTTAGGCTTAAGTGGTTATCAGGAAGTACAAAGAAAAAAAGCTATTCAGGAATTGTCAACACCAACAGAAAGAAAAATAATAAAAGCAGCAGATGGTTTTAATTATTATGCAGACACAGGCGAAAGGGTTTTGCCAAATGTAATTGGAAAAGATAATAAACCTGATAGAAAATATGAAAAAGCTGAGGATGGTTTTTATCGTTATGTTGATGATGGATCAAAAGTATTTGGTGATGTTGAAATAGTTGATCCAAACTTTATTCAACCTACTGAAGATAATCCAATGGGATTAAATAAGAAAGAAATTTTTGAAAGATCAGATAAATTAAGTGACGATTTTAGAGCAGGATCTAAAGACTTTATTGTTTCAAGAGATTCTATGAAAAGAATACTTGATGCAGCAAATGACCCTTCACCCTTTGGTGACTTATCAATTATCTTTAGTGCTATGAAAGTTCTCGATCCCAACTCTGTTGTTAGAGAGAGTGAATTTAAAACAGTAGCAGATGCAGCACCATTATTAGAAAGACTTGGATTTAGTAAAGATAAAATTCAAGCAGTACAAGCTGGTAATAAATTAACAGATGCACAAAGAGCTGACGTTGTTGGAACTGTTTTAGATTTTTATAAATCTGCTGTTATTTCTCAAAAGTCATTAGAAGAATTTTATTCAAACAAGGCTGTGAGATCAGGATTGAAACCTGAAGATGTTATATTTGATTATGGAGCAACAGTTGTACCGAAAATAAAAGATTTCGAATTTATTGTTTCATTACAAAATATGACAATAGAGCAGTTACAGAACCTTGATAGAAGCAAATTTACAGAAAAAGAAAAAAATTTGTTTTTAAATGAACTTAAAAAAAGAAATCAATAATGTCAGAAATAGATAAAAAAATAGAACAAGAATTAGATAAAATTTCTCAAAATAATGTAATACCTCAAAATGTTGGCACATTCACTGGTGTAACAGATAGTGCTTTACAAGGGTTAAGTCTTGGCTTTTCTGATGAAATCGGAGCTGGTATTGGAGCAGCTTTTGATAGTGTGTTTAGTGATAAAAAATTTAGTGATGCTTTTGATGAAAGAGTTGCAAACGAAAGAAACCGGTACAAGGCTTTTAGTGAAACAAATCCTGGCACTGCATTAACAGCAAACATTGTTGGCTCATTAGCTCCAGTTGCAGCATCGTTATTATTAACTCCATTTACAGGTGGCACAAGTTCTTCTGTAGCAGTAGCTCAAACTGCTAAAATTTTAAGCAATCCATTATTGGCAGGAAATATTGTAAAGCCAGGTGCAGGTTTATTATCTAAAACTTTTGAAGCTGGTAAATTAGGTGCAGTACAAGGTGGTGCTGCTGGTGTAGGTTATTCTGAGGGGGATGTAGCTGACAAAGCTATTGGCGGAGCTCTTGGTACTGCATTAGGTACAGGTCTAGGAGCTGCATCACCAGCTCTATTAACTGGAATGGGTAAGTTATTTGGTAATCTTATGCCTAAGAAAAGTTCAAACTTTACAAATGAAGAAGTAAAAGCAATTAAATTAGCTTCGCAACAATTTGCAGAAGATAAAATACCACTTGAACAAGTAATAATTAAAATAAAAGAAAATGTTTCAGCCGATAAACTTGAAGGTAAAACTCCTGTAGAAATTCTTGCTGATTATGGTGGAGATGCAGTCTTAAGAAAATTAAGAGGAATTAACACAAGAGTTCCTGGCATGAACATCAGTGAACAATTAACAGAAAGAACAACAGGCACAGTAGAACAAAAAGCAGCAAACTTATCTGCTGGTGATTCTCCAAACATACAGTCAACCAGAATTTCTGACACATTACGAAGCAGTGCTGAAAAATCTATGAAAAATAAACAAATAAATTTAGAAGCTGGTATTGATGACATAGTTTCTGCTGTAGATGAAAAACTAGATCCTTTATATAAATCTGCTTTTGCAAAAAACACAAACATAACAAACTTAGAAGTTTATAAGTTTTTAGATAAAGACCCAATATTGAAAAAAGCCTACAAACAAGCAATAGAACTATACAATCAAAAACTTGTGGCAAGAGGACAAAACCCAATCGAAATACCACAGTTAAACAAGTTGTTAATAAAAGAAAATGGTAAAATAGTAAATGTAAGTCAAACGCTACCTTTAGAATTTTTGGATCAAATCAAAAGAGTAGCAGATCAACAAACCTTTGAAAAAATTATAAAAGGCAGCATTAATAAACAAATGTCTGGCCCAAGAAAAAAAATAGCTAATGATTTTAGGGAACTATTAAAAAATTCTGTAAAGGGTGATGAATACGTTAATGCACTTAATCAGGCTGCTGATAGTTTCTTATTACAAGATGCTTTCAATCTTGGTGCTAAATTTCACAAACCAACAGCCACAGCAAAAGCATTTGAAAATCAATTTTCTAAATTTGGAACAGATGCAGAAAAGGATGCTTTTAGAATAGGTGTTTTTCAAGAAATAATGAAAGATATAAACAGGGTTGGAGATAGTCAAGACTTGGTTAGAAAAATATTTAACAGCCCAGATCTAAGACAAAAATTATCAATAATGTTTGGCGATGATGTCGCTGCTAGAGATCAATTTGTGAACAAATTAATTAGAGAAGCAAATATAGCTAGGACAACTAATATTGTATCTGGTGGCCCAAATACAGCAGAAAAACTATTTGATGCAAATGAAGCCACACAAACAATATCTGATATAGCGGTTGCTGGATCTGGAAATCCTACTGATGCAGCAGCTTTAAGATCAATTTCATCATTATTTTCAAAAGGAAGAGATGTTATTGCTAATCCATTAGAGAAAGCATCAAGAAATGTAGGCAATGTATTGTTAGAACAAAACCCAACTAAACAGCTTGAAATGGTAGAGCTAATGAAACAACTACAGAGAGAACAGCTAATAAGAGATGCTTTATTAAACAGAACAACAACTGGTGGCATTAGAACAAGTGCTAACCAAATGAATGACTTTCTCAATACAATGAAATAATGTCCTTGTATAAAGTCGGTAGGGCAGGAGAACATTTAGCTGCCTACTTCCTCCTTCAATATTTTGACGAAATCTTTGAACCCAACCCACTAGCTAGATACGATTT